GTCATCCAGTTGGTCGATAAGTTCGAGTTATGCTTACAAAGCAAGCAGTTCGTTGTCTTCAAGCGGAGCGAACAGCGCGATGTCATCTAGTTGGTCAATAAGTTCAAGTTATGCTTACGTCGCTAGTAGTTCATTGTCATCTAGTGGCGCCAATAGTTCACTGTCTTCGAGTTGGTCGATAAGTTCGAGTTATGCTTACAAAGCAAGCAGTTCGTTGTCTTCAAGCGGAGCGAACAGCGCGATGTCATCTAGTTGGTCAATAAGTTCAAGTTATGCTTACAAAGCAAGCAGTTCGTTGTCTTCAAGCGGCGCTAATAATGCTCTATCTTCCAGCTGGGCGATAAGTGCAAGTTGGGTGATGAGTTCGAGTAATGCAAGTTCTTCGATGTCAAGTAGTCACATATTATATGGGGAATCGGCCAGTCCCGGTGCTCCGGTTCTCGCTGGTTATTTATCCGCCACATTAGCTGGAAACAGAATATACGTACCTTACTATACAAGCGTATAACAAGCCAGATTACTATTTATGAACATGACCGCGATGGATAAACTAACAAAAAAACTCGTAAAAGAATGTATGGTGTCTATGTTAACGGAAGGTGTTGGCAGAATTCAACACGCCGAGGATTTGGTTTTTTGGGAAGGCTCTAGTGGAGCGACGAGGGCGATAAAAAGCCTCATAGATTCCAGCAAGGGAGGTGAGAAAAATCTCACTGTAAAGTGGGATGGCTCGCCAGCGGTGGTGTTCGGTAGAGACAAAAACGGACAGTTTGTCTTTACAGACAAGCATGGATTTGTTGCTAAAGCATACAATGGACACGCCAAATCACCATCTGAATTAGAGAACATTTTACTCACAAGAACGGCAACTGAGAAAAATGATGATTTTAGAAGATACGCCCGTTCGATGTCAAACACATTTACCGTAATAGAGAAATCCATACCCGATGATTTCCGTGGGTACTTTCAAGGGGATATACTGTATATGTCAACTCCGGTTATAAACGGAGATTCTTTCACGTTTAAACCCAATGTAGTTAGATATGATGTCCCTCGTAATTCTGATTTAGGAAGTAGGATAGAAAAGAGCAAAGTTGGGTTGGTGGTTCATAGTCAATTGGACGTGGACGGTGTGGTATCCACCGTTAAAAATATGGACATATTCAAATCGGGTGAGTTATTAGTCGTTCCACCTGTAACTATGACGCATCCTGTTCCGATAGATTCTAATAAATTCAAATCAGCGTTGAACAAAGTGAAGTCAGCTGGCAGAAGTATAGATGACTTGTTGGACAAGTCGGAACTTACAAAGAAGCAGTTGACAGACTTCGCTTCTATTCTCTACACATATCTAAACAGCAAGGTCGACACTGGGTTAACGGATATAGGCGGAGATTTTTTCGAATGGTTATCAAAAAACGCCAGATTGACTGATAGGAAGAAGAAGAATATTACCGAACACATCAAGCTTCATCAAGATGGGTTTAAGAATTTATGGCAAGTGGTTTCTGAAGTGATGTCGATAAAAGACGAGATAATATCTCACCTCGAAAACTCACCGTCCGCAGCTGTAAAATCAAGCATCGGTGACTATAAAGGTGGCGAAGGATATGTTAAATTCCATCCAAAGGGAAACATAAAATTAGTATCACGGAAGGAATTTTCAGCCGCAAATAGAGCAGTTATACGGAAAGAATCTATAATCTAATTGATAATACATTAAAACAATTGATATTTGAAAAAATTCGGTAGATGACTACTTGTCATCACTAATTAAATGTGAGTAGATTCTTAGTCATTTTTATGAAACACGCACAGGGAAAAAGCAACATTGACATCGTAAGAGGGTATTTATCTGGAGATAGACCATTTACTACAGTTGGGTGGACGGATGATTTGTCTAAACGAAAAGAGGGGGAAAAGTGGGTGGATTCCAAGGGACGCCATTGGGTAAAAAGCCGAGGGTATAAAAAGAGAATAAACAACCCAGGGAAAGTCAGTTCGGAAACAGCTAGAATGCTCTGTAGCATGTGTGAACGGGATATGAAATGGGGAAACTATCTCGATGATAAAATATTTCCAAAGACAGGACGGTGTTACGATTGTAATTCAGTTTTCGAGTCTAAACTAAAAGTAGATGGGAAATTCGCCGACTATGAGAAAATCAAAGTTTTGAAGAATCAGTTAGGTTTTTGTGTGGATTTCAAATCAAAATTAGAAGAGACGATACATCACCTGGAAACTTCGACGGACGACATTGTTTATCTCAACGAAGATGGCAGCAAGGAAGTGTGGAAGGATACCACTAGACTGAGTGTTTTAGAAGACGCGAAGAACGATATGAAGGAATGTATACTGGCTATTGCTAGGATACACGAGTCTTTGAAAGGCCTCGGTGTATCATGAGCAATAGCAATAGCAATCTCAGGGAGGTGATACGGGAGGAATACAAAAAATGCCTCTCCGATCCGATATACTTCATGAAGAAGTATGTCAAAATCCAACATCCGATACGAGGGACTATACCGTTTGATTTATATCCATTTCAAGAAGAGGCGCTAAAAGGACTCGTCAATTTTGACTATAACATAATATTGAAATCCCGTCAGATGGGAATCACGACTCTAACGTCCGCATACTCCTTGTGGATGATGGTGTTTCATAGCGATAAAAACATTTTGTGCATAAGCATAAAACAAGAGACATCTAAAGAAATAGTGACTCGTGTAAGGTTCGCTAACAATAGTTTGCCGTCTTGGTTGAAGATACCGTGTGTAGAAGACAACCGACTTTCACTTCGACTAAAAAACGGATCTCAAATAAAGGCAGTGTCATCCAGCGGTGACGCTGGTCGTTCTTCTGCTTTGAGCTTATTGATAATAGATGAATGTGCGTTCATCGACAACGTAGAGGAAATTTGGTTGTCGGCTCAACAAACTCTATCCACTGGAGGTAAAGCAATCATCCTAAGCACTCCGAACGGAGTTGGAAATTTCTTCCATAAGACGTGGGTTTCGTCTGAAGAAGGAAGGAATAAGTTCAATACTATAAATCTTCCCTGGTACTTACATCCGGAGAGAAATCAAGATTGGAGAGACGAGCAGACAAAGTTGCTCGGAGTAAAAGGTGCTGCCCAAGAATGTGATTGTTTGTGGGGAGAGTCTTTGGTAAGGATAAGACACAAACTCACGGGAGTAGAATCTGACATTTCTATCAGCGATTTATTTGACAAATTACGTTTCATGTGATATATATTCACAAGAATGTGATTGTATGGGAAATAATTATGTAAAACTCGGCTGGAAGAAATTGAAGGGAGATATTCACCGTCTCGTTTCCAAAATGACGTTGAATGACACAAAATTGGCATTGCTCTCGGACGGATATTACAAAAAATTCTTCGGCAAGGCCAAGAATAGGACAATGATGAAGGAAAACCCTCTATTATACAAATCCATATACGAACACACTGTCTTGTTGGAAGAAACATTTAAACATCAGAAAAGTTACAAGGGAAATTATAACTTCACACATAGGTTAATGTTCTTGGTGGAGAGGAATTGTGACATCGATTCTCTCAGATGTAAGTGTGGCAGCGCTTATACATGGAACACTTACTGTAGGAAATGTCCCGATTATCACAACACATGGGCCGGGAGAGTTCATTCGTCGGACACGAAGAAAAAACAAAGGGTTAGTGCCATAACTTACATAAAAAGTTTGAAAGGATCGGTGGTTCCCCGTTATAACAAATCCTCGATAAAACTAATCGAGGAGTATGGGAGAAAGCACGGATATAGGTTTCAGCATGCCGAAAACGGTGGAGAATATCACGTCGAAGAATTGGGGTATTTTTTGGATGCGTATGACAAAGATAAAAATGTTGTATTGGAAATTGATGAAAAAAGGCACTTTAGTATGGGTGAATTGAAAAATCAGGATATAATCCGTCAATCAGAAATAGAACGGGTATTAAAGTGTAAATTTATAAGAATTCGTATATGAGTCATATAAAATTGAACGATGAATATGAAATATTGACTCCGAGTGGATTTCAAAATTTTTACGGCATTCGTGAATTAGAAAAGGACGTTCATCTATCGATGGAACTGTCAAATGGAAAGTTATTGAAGTGTTCCACGACACATCCGTTTATTAAGAATGGACGTGAGGTATTAGCAAATACTCTAAAAGTAGGTTCCACAATTGATGGATGCGACGTGGAATCAGTTTCCATTGTCAATGTGGAAGAGATAAAATCTACCATAAAACTTTTCGATTTGATAGACGTCAATGGTGGAAATGTCTTTAATGTAGACGGAATAGTTTCCCATAATTGTGATTTTACAACCACGGGTCACACCGTTTTGGAAGTTGAGACGTTGAAGTGGGTGAAGAGCACCGGTGTAAGAGATCCTATAGAAAAGAGATGGGCCGATCAAGCTTTTTGGATATGGGAGCCGCCGGATTTCTCAAGATCATATCTCATATGCGCGGACGTGGCCAGAGGTGACGGCGGCGACAAGTCAGCGTTTCATGTTATAGACATGGAATCTGTTACTCAAGTGGCTGAATATAAGGGGTTGATGGATACCAAGAGTTATGGTCATATGCTTGTGAGCGCTGCGAGTGAATACAATAACGCCATTCTAGTCGTCGAGAACAATAACGTGGGATGGGCAGCACTACAACCCATAATAGATTCGGGTTATCCCAATACTTTTTACAGCAGCACTGATTTACAGTATGTCGATTTGGAAAGACAGTTGTCCGGTAAGATAAATAGAGCGGAGAGGAACATGGTTCCGGGATTTACAACGACTACACGGACTCGACCTCTCATTGTGTCTAAATTGGAGATGTATTTCAGAGATAAAGGCGTGAAGGTAAACTCCGTCAGGTTGTATGAAGAACTATCAGTGTTCATTTGGAACGGATCGAAAGCCGAGGCAATGACGGGATATAACGACGATTTGGTTACATCTTTGGGTATGGGATTGTGGGTAAGGGATACCGCCCTACGACTAAGAGCCGAATCAGGGGAGTATAATAAAGTTCTCATAAACGGAATAAGCAAGACGGGCGGCGGAGAACCCGTCTATAGAAGGTCAGATGAGAGGGGGAGAAATTATTGGACTATGCCTTCAGCAGCCGCTAATGCTCTCGCTGGGGGAAATCCTGGTCTAAGGAAATCTGAGGATCTGACTTGGCTTATTAAAGAGTGATACTATTTATTCGGACAGTTAATACATTATGAAGTCAGAAAAAGATATGCCGGTCGACCTGAAGTCAAGAAGTTTGTATTCTAGGCTGAAGAGGCTGTTCTCCACGGACGTAATCGTCCGAAACGTCGGTGGGAAGATGTTGAAGATAAAGGATACCGACCAGGTTCAATACGCGACTGATAGAAATTCATTGCGTGACCGGTTTAACCGAGTAAGGACGTCCGGTTACAATCAATACAACCGAGATTTTACGTTAGCGTATCAAGCGTCTAGGATTGAATTATTTAGAGATTATGATACAATGGATATGGATCCAATCATAGCCTCTGCGTTAGACATTTACGCAGATGAATGTCTTACCGACAATGAGTTCGGTTTTGTTCTAAACATAACCGCGGCTGACAACAACATAAAGAAAATATTAGATAATCTATTCTACGACATCCTTCACATCGATTTCAATCTCTGGTCGTGGACTCGTAATATGTGTAAATACGGAGATTTCTATTTGAAGTTGAACGTCTCGCCGGAATATGGTGTATATTTGGTAGAACCCCTCTCAGCATACAGCGTCGTTCGCGTCGAAAATTCTGATCCGTTGAATAAGAATTACGTCAGGTATCAAGTTACGACTCCTGTAGGTGTAATGGAAGAGTTGGAAAGTTTTCAGGTCGCGCACTTCAGACTTATTTCAGATAGTAATTTCCTTCCCTACGGAAAGTCGATGATAGAAGGCGCTAGACGTGTATGGAAACAATTAAGTTTGATGGAAGATGCTATGCTTATCCATCGTATAATGAGAGCACCCGACAAGAGGGTCTTTAAAATAGACGTGGGTAACATACCACCATTGGAAGTTGATAATTACATGGAACGGACTATCAGTAAAATGAAAAAGGTTCCATATATTGACGAAAACACGGGAGATTACAATCTTAGATTCAACATGCAAAACATGGTTGAAGATTTTTATCTACCGGTCCGTGGAAGTGATAACGGAACCAGCATCGAGCCACTCGGCGGCATGGAATTCACTGGCACAGATGACATTGAATACCTCAGGAATAAAATGATGGCAGCCCTCAAAATACCTAAGGCTTTCCTGGGATATGAGGAAGATTTAAGTGGAAAAGCGACGCTTGCTGCTGAAGACGTTAGATTCTCTCGGACGGTCACTCGTATTCAGAAAATCCTAGTCTCGGAACTAACTAAAATAGCCGTGGTTCACCTGTATTCACAAGGATACACCGATTCTAACTTGGTAGATTTTGAACTGGAGTTGACGAATCCGTCCACAATCTTCGAAAAGGAGAAGGTGGATATTTGGGCAAGCAAGGTATCGTTGGCTAAGGATATGATCGACAGTAAACTCTTTTCTACAGATTGGATATATAAAGACGTATTCAAACTGTCAGATGACGATATATTGAAGATAAAGAACGAGGTAATAACCGACGTCAAACAGTCGTGGAGATTCAGTCAAATAGAAGACGAGGGAAATGATCCGGCGGTATCGTTGCAGAAAGTGAACGACGACGGTGAATTGGAAGACGTCGGCGGCGAGGAACCGGATACCGGCATGGGATCCGGTGGAGGCGGGCCGCCGCTGTCAGGTGACGGAGACATGGGCGTTCCGGATGGAACGGGCGACGAAGCAGGTTTACCGGGAGCTGACGGTGAAGTTCCATCGGGAGATGACCCCGCCGGTGACGGTGCAGCTCCGCCGGAGGACGCTCCTACTGACGAGGAACCGAAGGAAAAGTCGCTTTCCGAGAAAGCGAAACGACCGTCTCAAAAAGGAGAAAAGGACGCGAGGGATTATCCTTTTGGAGAGGATCCTCTTGGAAGATTGGAAAATAACGCCGATTATAGGAAAAATCCTATCCGACACAAGTTCAAGAAGGGTTCTCCACTTGGATATGAGTCAGTTATAACAGGAGATCTATCAAAATTCTTAGCGGGAAATGCCATAGATACAAAACGGGAACTGATTAGGGAGTCGAAAAATCGAAAATCAATGATGGACGAGGGGAACATTTTGGATGACAAAAACATCTAAATTTGAGGATTTATTAAACTTTGACCAACCACCACATATTTATATATTGACGAAAAACATAGTATATGCAAAAATCCAAACATTCAAAATTTAAGAATACGGGAATCTTATTTGAGTTACTGACCAGACAGCTCACCGCTGAGATACTTTCTGGAAAAAAGGATTCTCGTGCTAATGAATTGCTATTTAAGTTTTTCAAGGAGTCCCGTGAACTCGGAAAAGAATGGCAACTCTACAATTTCATAGTCAATGAACAATTTCTGGATGATAAGAAAGCCAGTAGAGCGTTAGAGGTCGTGTTGTCCGCTAGGAGCAAGTTGAATAACCGATTGTTGACAGAAGAGAAGTATGAGTTAATAAAGGAAATAAAGGCCGCATACCCAATAGACACTTTTTTAAAATCCTCGATTAAGAATTACAAGGTATATGCGTCCGCATTCAAAGTATTTGAGAATCACGTAAGCAAGTCCAGTTTTAACGTAGACGAGGTGATACAAGCGAAGGATTTTCTGATAGAAAATCTTGTGAAATTAAAAACTCCTCAAGCGGTCGATTCCAGTGATGTTCTCATGGAGGAATACAAAAAACAAACCGAGGACGTTAGACTGTTAGCTTACAAATTTCTCGTGGAGAATATGAATTCAAAATACGACACTTTGAATTCTCAACAAAAAAATATCCTAAGAGAATACATAAATAACGTCTCAAACACCAACTCCATATCATCCTTCGTAGATTCGGAAAAAAACAAGTTAAAGTCGGAATTACGTCTAATTTCAGAAAGCATTGATAACAAAATCACAAAAATCAAAGTGTTGGAGGTTGCAAATCAATTGGATACTATAGACGTCAAACGAGGTGTACGGGACAATCACGTTATGTTACTTCTCCTTTCACATGAGTTATTAAAAGAGATAACATCCGTAACAAAAAAATGAAAAATTTAAGAGAAATGATTAGAAAAATGGTCAAAGAGGCATTGACCGAAATGACTACGACAGGAAATGTCGCCGGCTATCAGACCCCAGGAGCATTCAGAAAGAAGGGCAAGAATGCAGCTACGGCTTACATAGAGAAGATGGGATTTACTGTCGTGGGTGATGTGGAATCGAACAATGATAACGTGGTTTTGTCAGAAGCTGTGAATTACGACGCGTCGAAGGATATGAATGATTTTAGAAAGAGTCTCTCGTCCTCAGAGATGTCGATTTCTCAAAAATTTTCGGCTGCTTTGAAACAGAAGTTGTTGGGGAAAGACGTGGAATTGACAGGAAGTAAAGGATATGGACAGTTTAAGACAAAATACTCACTTAGGGTATTTGATATAACCGTAGAGGATTGGTACGGAAAGGAAGATTACCAACTCATTATAACCGGAGACGATAAAAAACAATACTTCGTGGACGTATCAGTCCCAATTCAAATAAAAGATGCTCAATCTAAGGCAGGCGCACCAGCACCGGCCGCACCAGCAGCTGCTAAGCCAGCGGGCCAACCGAGTCAACCGAGTCAACCAACGAAGCCAGCTGTTGTTCCAAAACAACCAGCGACTGACTTGGAGAAGGCGATAACTAAGTAACATATGAATGACGATATTATCAGAAAGCCTCTTCTTGAGTGCATGCCGTTTGTAGCTAGCAAACAGTCTTTGACCGAATCCGCTGAGGGCGGTGGGAAAAAACTGTTAGTAAGCGGTGTCCTACAACGAGCCGAAGCGAAAAATCAGAACGGACGAGTTTATCCGATGGAAATTCTTCAACGGGAAGCGAAGAAATATGAAGAGAATTTCGTGAAACAGAAACGGGCCATGGGAGAATTGGATCACCCGGAGAGCAGCGTGGTAAACCTGAAAAACGTATCACATAATATAACCCGCATGTGGTGGGATGGTCAAGATTTAGTGGGTGAAATTGAAATACTAACAACGCCCAGCGGAAATATACTCAGAGAACTATTCAACTGTGGAATAACGCTGGGCATATCTAGCAGGGGAATGGGTTCTGTAAAAAAGGTTAATGAAAGCACAGTCAAGGTGTCTGACGACTTTGAACTCATAGCATTTGATTTCGTTTCCAATCCATCTACTATAGGCGCATTTATGTTTGCCAATCAACCGTTGAACGAGTCAAAGGAGTTGGTGTTAAATCCGGTAACTGATAGGTGGGTGAAGGTGGAAGAGATAATTCAGGACATTCTCGGAGAAATAAAGTAAAATATGTTCTCATCTGATAGAAAATTGACAAACGAACTGAAGTTCCATTCGAGCCAACTAGCTCGGGTTGTATTGTTAGAGGCAATGGATAATCCCGTTGTAAAAAACGTTACCGCCAAGGGAAATTTTGATGAATACGTCTCAAAGCCAGAGAATAAGGGCGAAGATTTTACGGAAGAAGAATCTTCTGTATTTGATAGTTTGGATACCAAACCTTACAAAAAAGACAGATCGGAAGTTAGGTTTAGTTCTACGGAGATAACCAATAACAGAAACAAAGAGTTGGTGGTAATTAAAAAATCAGGCAGATATGTGGCATTCTTCTCAGTTAGAAAGCCAACCGATGTTACGCCTGACACGGAACTATCCGACGTTGAACCCGATAAAAAAGAAGATGGTGACGACATTATCATAAAAGTTAGTCGTCCTTTTGTGGATGGTCATTCTAAACAAGACACGTCTCTTTTATACAATCTGATAAATAAACTGACCAAGGAGTATCAGATATGAAGCACGTCATGGGATTACGCGGAATGATGGAAAGTGAAATGCTTCCTCCTGATGGATGGGTCATGAACGAGTGGGGATCGTTGGACGATTTGGGTTTTGAAGCAGACGGTAGCTTCAAAATGCGATTTGAACACGAAGATGAAATCGACGGTGATGTCAAGTCATTAAATCTAGTTGTTTACAAGAAAAAAGACGGATGGTATATCGAAACGACGAAAAACGGAAAACAGGAACAAAGTCTAAGATTCAATAAACACGAGTCTTTACTAAAGAAGATACACGATATTTTTGAAAAATTCTAACTATTTATAAACGTATGATAAAATTGTCACATATATTGGAATCCATCAGGCTGCCCGCCGAGGCGAAGCCGGCGACTCCTACGAATGAAGAACTTCAGACAAGCAGCATGGATAAATCTCTTTCCTTGGAACAGAAAAAGAAGTTATCACAAATGGTTTCCAGTTACAACGAATATGGAAAATCCATTTATCGTGAACGTGATATCGCCGAAGTAGCTGCACATTTACAAGAAATCGCAGAGTTGGCAGAATCATACGCGTTGAACGAATGTGGTGATTTCATCGAGGAATCAACCGTTAAGCGTAACATGATTGAGTTGAAGAAATACAATGAAAACTTCAACAAGATAGCTAAGGAAGTTAAAGTTAGACAACATCAGATGGAAGCGTTGTATGAGGATATGGGCCGGGTGTTGGAGAGATACTTCGACATTAAAGGTTGATACGCTTTTTTTTCAAAAATATTGTGTTTTGAAAAAAACAATTATATTTATACTCATAATATAGCATTCTTTGCTATTAATCGGTGCGGATTCTTCTTGGAGTTCTAATAACTTCACAACCAAAGAAAACATATGAAATCATCAAAACTATTTGGAGAGGCAATCGCTGACGCAAAAGCCGTCCGTGCAACCGCTCTCGCTAACGCTAAGGTGCTTCTCGAAGAAGCGTTTACACCTAAACTAAAGTCAATGCTCAGTCAGAAACTAAAAGAAGAGTTGGGTGAGGAACCAGAGGATACTGGCGTAGCCGTCGGAGATGCTCCGGCCTCAGATACCGACGATGTAACTGTTACATCAGAAGAAATTGATCAAATTTTGAAAGAGTTGGATTCCGATATACAAGGAGACGACGTTGAGGGCGGATCCGAAACTGACGACTTGGCACCATCTTCCGAACCAGTAGTTCCTCCGGCAGCAGCTGATGCAGCTGTTGGTGCTCCTGCTCCTTCAGCGGCGCCTGCCACCACTCCAATCGAGGGATTGGGTGACGTTAAGACTGTGGAAGCCCCAGCATTGGTTGTTGCTCCTGGTCAGTTGCCAGTTGCCGGTGGAGCTGCTCCAGCGGCCCCATCAGCTGATATGGCCGCTCCTTCTGCTGACGCGGGAGTTCCGGTTCCGCCAGCTTCTAGTGATATGCCGCCCGAAGAGGACGACGAGGTTAATCTCGAAGAACTTCTCCGTGAATTGAGTGGTGCTTCCGACGAAACCGTCGTTGAGAGCGAAGGAGAAGAAGAGGAAGAGGGCGATAAGCTAGACAAGAAGAAGGGTGGAAAACCCTGGGAAAAGAAAGATAAGGACGACTCTAAAGAGGTCGCCGATCTAAAGGAACGTTTCGACGAGGCCGCTAAGACCGTAGAGTTCTTACGCGAGCAGTTGAACGAAGTGAATTTGTTGAATGCTAAATTGCTTTACACTAACAAGGTATTTAAGGCACACGCACTTAACAATTCACAGAAAATGAAAATTATTGAAGCGTTCGACTTGGCTAAGTCCGTTCGTGAAGTCAAACTTACGCACAATAATCTATCAGAGGCACTTAATTTCAGTAAAGCTTCCAAGGCTCCGACCAAGAAAGCAATTACCGAAGGCTTCGCGTCACAATCTACAGGAACAACCAAGCCCGCTGATAAAATCATCGTGGCACCGGTTAACGAAATGGCTTCGAGATTCCAAAAACTCGCTGGTATTAAGAAGTAAAAAAACAAAATCGTAAAGTCGGTAAAAAAACAAAAAACATATGGAAAACGTAAAAACACTGTTGACAAATAATGTCAACCCAATGTCTCGTCTACTCGAAGAGACCCGTCAGCTACAAGGCAAGTGGGAAAAGACCGGCTTGCTTGAGGGGTTGACCGGAACAGATAAAGCCAACATGTCAGTGTTGCTCGAAAATCAGGCTCACCAGCTTGTAGTCGAAGCAACTCAGACAGGAACAAACTCAAACAGTGAACAATGGGCCGGAGTTGCTCTTCCATTGGTTCGCCGTGTATTCGCGGAGATTGCCGCCAAGGAGTTCGTCAGCGTTCAGCCGATGAATCTTCCAAGTGGACTTATCTTCTATCTCGATTTCAAGTATGGCAATGGCCGTCCTAAGAAGACCTCGGGTGAGTCTCTCTTCGGTGGAACCTTGAAGAAGCTCGGTTCGACGGATTCCGCAGTCAACGGCCTCTACGGAGCCGGTGAGTATGGATATACCATCAACCACAGCGCATCCCTCGTCACCGTAACCACTGGTTCTGGTGCTGGAGCAAGTGTTTGGGCAGATGTTAACTTCGACGCCGACTATTCAGCAAGTGTCGCTGCAAGCAAGTATAAGACGGTAACTTGGAACATTACCACGAACGGTGGAAACTGGGATTTGAACGCTGTTCGCAGCTTCACCTTCCAATCGGCTTCAGTTGATTCTGGAGTTCTGTCACAGTTCACGAAGGTATACAACGCCGGAACGGCCGCTTCACCTAACTATTATGTCTCGGCAGTTGTTACCGCTTCGGCAGTAACCGACGCGGTCGGTGGTATGGGAATCTCGGGAAGCAAGCAGCCTACCGATGCAACTCGTGGTGACTTCGAAGATACAACCGGTGGCAACAGTCTTGCTACAATCGGTATCCCAGAGGTTAACCTCGAACTCAAGAGCGAACCAATCGTCGCTAAGACCCGTAAGTTGAAGGCTGTCTGGACTCCAGAACTTGCTCAAGACTTGAACGCCTACCACAGCATTGATGCTGAGGCTGAGTTGACCGCGCTGTTGAGCGAATACGTCTCAATGGAAATCGACTTGGAAATCCTTGATATGTTGTTGACCGCTGCTCCTGGCGAGACGACTGAGGCATGGAGTGCTAAGATCGGCACTGAGTTCACCAAGACCCTCGACGGAAACGGTAACGCCGTGTTCACGAGGATTGAGGATTCTGCCGCAAACCGCACGGCCTATGTCAAGTCGACATGGTTCCAGACTCTTGGTAACAAGATTCAACGTGCTAGTAACAAGATTCACCAATTGACCCTCCGTGGTGGTGCTAACTTCATGGTCGTAAGTCCTGACGTTGCCACTATCCTCGAATCCATCCCAGGATTCGTTGTAGGAACCGATGGTGACAGTGCTAAGTTCGCGATGGGTGTCGCAAAGGTTGGTAGCTTCGCAAGTCGCTTCCAGGTTTACAAGAACCCATACATGGTCGAGAACCAGATCCTCATCGGTTTCCGTGGATCGAACTTCCTCGAATCTGGTGCTGTTTACAGCCCATATATTCCGCTCGTTCAGACGCCTTTGGTGTATGACCCGGTGAACTTCACGCCTCGTCGTGGAGTGATGACCCGTTACGCCAAGAAGGTAGTCCGCCCGGAATTCTACGGCAGGATAATCATCTCCGACTTGAACTACGTCTAATCTTTAGGGATTAGTTAACGAAAACCCGACGGTCCAATCCCGTCGGGTTTTTCGTGTCCAAATTATTCTTTTTTTTGGTAAAATTCTTGATATTTATGGTAGTATGATAAGTGGCATTTACAAAATAACAAACAAACTCAATGGAAAATTTTACATAGGAAGTTCTTATGATGTCGATAGACGTTGGTGGGAACATAAAAATTCCCTAAACAAGAACATTCACGGTAATAAAAAACTCCAAAACTCGTGGAACTTTTATGGAGAGAAAAACTTTGACTTCTCTGTGATAGAAACCGAAGTGTCTCGTGACAAACTGTTGGAAAGAGAACAATTCTACCTGGATACATTTCGGCCACACTTGCAATCTATAGGATACAACATATGTGAGACGTCTTCCGGCGGCGATAATATAACCAACAATCCAAACAGAGAAGAATTTATACAGAAGATGTCTGGCATGTTTTCAGGTGAAAACAATCCCATGTTCGGAAAAAGACACAATACAGACTCCATCGAAAAACAAAAGAATCAGGCAAGAGGTAGGTTTTCATTGTCTTGGTTTTTGGGTAAGTACGGAGAATCGGAGGGTAGGGTTAAGTGGGAAGAACGTCGTAGTTTTTTAAAAAACAGAAAAATTGATTATTCATATGCAAGTAAAAATAAAGGTAAAGTCGGGAGGAAACATACGGATGCCGATAAAAAGAAAATTTCAGAATCTAGGTTGTTTATAAAGTTAAACGAAGAAAAGATATTAGATGATGTTAGAACCGATTTGTTTACATGCAAAGAGTTGAATCAGAAATACGGAATTTCTAAAGCAGTGGTTCGTAGGTTTAAGAGAAAACTAGGTTTGTTGTAAAACCCATCACATATGTATGACCATGAGTTTTACAAAACATCCGGATTTAATTCGTGTAGAAAAGAACAAAGCCGTAACAAAGGATATAACCAACCTCCGTTCGTGGGCAAGAGATTATAACAATCGTTATGAAGATGAGATAAAGGAAGGTACGGAGAAACGTCAACTTCTTTTAACCGAGGGGTTACGTAAGGGTGTCAGCAAAGACAAGATAGATTTCGGTCCGGACTTTATCCCAAGCAACGAAACTCCTATCCTGAATTTCTTGTTTTTTCACAAACGGGACGAGAATTACAGTGAATTGGAGGTTCTCCGTGAAATTAAGGATATCGGAAAGAAGGAAGAGTTCTTACGTGAACAGTATAACAAGAAGATAAGTGACGGAACGATTGAAGATAAGTTAGATAAATTCGAAGAAAAATCTCAGCCTAATTTGGGCACATTGCTCTACGGAGATGTTACACTTGAGATGTTCGATAAAATCAAAAAGTTGAAATCCCTCTCCAAGAGCCCAAACAAAGAAGAAGCGTTCTCAGCTTACAGTAAGTGTATGGAACTGTGTAACAAGCATGGATTGGATTTTGATAAAATTAGATGTGATGTTTAGTGGATACATCTATCTTGGGCCATTCTTCTTGTGGCATAGCGCCGTCATTGAGATAACCGATAATAACATCTCCATGACATGCCTTTGGATGGCAGAAACAAGCGAGGGTTTTTCCTCTCAACGCAAGAACTCTTTCTTTGAAATCAGGTTCTTCTGAGATTCTCTGGTAAAAGTATTCTGAGAACTTTCTTATAACTTCGTCCCTGTCTCCATCGATTCCGATTACGTAAGGGTTTCCGAAATCAGATCCACGTCCGATATAGACATCATATGGAACTCTATGATATTTGTTTACAATCGATGTTTTCATGTTTAGTTACATCCACCCAAACCGGTTCTTTTGACTTTCATTTTATTTCCAACAACATGTCACGTATAACGTCTTCCATGCTTCCCCTCATATCAGTGACCCATGCTGTGTCACATCTCCACATGATATTCCTGACTTTCGCCCGTGATATATCATCAACTAATAAATTTGTCTCCTGCCAGGCAGGGTCGGCGCAGGGTTGTTGGGTTGCTTTATTCACCACACACCTCATTTATTAAAGCTCCAATTTGGATATGGCCACCATGACTTTGAACAGTCAATACCGATGTGGTATATCTATCAACCCAGTCAACTCGACATATGATCTCGTCTGAGATATCAGTCACAACAGCGTGGATAGTTTCCTTCAATTTGTCATTTGTTTTCATTTACTATCTTCCACCCGGTGGCAAACTATTCTCTTTGATTTCAAAGGTTCCGTTACCGATAAAGTCAGTTAAAGATTTGTATCCAGTGTAACTCACTGTGCTGCTCAACCCTCCCCATAGGTCTTCGACGAGATCACGTAAACTAACCGGTTCCTCTTCAATTCTATAAACCTTTCCCTCACTATGCCGTCGTTTCCCACCATAACGTTCCTGTTGTTTTGTGCTGGCACCTCCCCAATAAGTCCCATCCCCAATGAGGTGAGTCTCCGCTTCCTTGGAACGAGCGAAGAAACCACCCATCATCACAAAATCAGCTCCGGCCCCAAATGCCTTAGCTGCATAATTTCCATTTTTTATCCCACCATCAGCGAGGGTATAAAAATTAGAATGTAAATCAGTCTCAGATGAACACTCCATTATTTCGGTTATCTGACCTCGGTTTACGCCGGTCGCGTCGGAGGTAGAACAAGCGGATCCACCAGCGATACCAGTTCGAATGATTAGGTTGAAGTCGTTTAGGTTACGTACGTGTTTTGAAAAACTCCGATATAACATGACCCCTTCTTTCGTATGAACGTTTCCAATCACAATGGATTTCACATCGGACTCTCCACGTAATTTACGAATCGAATCTACGATGGCCGGTAAATACCCGTTAGCACAATCTATAACCCAACTAGAGGTATAGTCACGTAAAAGCGAAACTCTATCCCAATCATCCAATCCTATACTTACGTAAACGTGTTTCAAATTAAGGTTCTCATCCCTTATTGCACGTAATATTTCAATCTGCTTGACCGGGTCGCAGAATCTGTGGATGCAAACTGATAAACCAAGTCTTACCGCTTCTATAGCGAGAGTTTTTCCAACTACCGCATCCATTGGAGAAACGAAAATCCGATTCAATTCCCTAGGAACGTCATTTCGACTTTTTAGAGAAGGGTGAGTGGGCTTCGCTATTAGGTTACAGTCATTGTAATATATCGACTTGGTTTTTAGAATTTCCGCCATAATTATTGGGTGTATTCACAGATATACACCGAAAACGCATTGTCGTTGAAAACACTTTTTATCATGGATTCTACGATTGACCAGTCGCCGCCCGCCAACATACATCCCATATTTTTTGGAAATCCGATATTCCTAACTGGCTTCGATGTACAATCACGTCTCATGCCAACCAATGCGGTATACATGGATTCGTAATTGATTTTTCTTGTATCTCTACCATAGTAGTATTGACCGTAGAGGTTGTAGACGTATTTTATTGTAGGGGATGTTTTATTCTCAGCAGAAATCAAACCAACTGAGAAGTTTCCGAATTTAAGGCCGTCGCCAGCGGTGGTTTTACAGTCGGCGAGAA